AATGAAAACGGAGAATACAATTGAGTTTATTATCTTATGCTGAAAGTGAATTGGACCATATTGGTCTAACTGAAGAAGATGAATACAATGGAATGATGCGTAAGCACATCCTGCATATGATTAAAGAGTTTGCTGATGAAGGACATTCTGGTTTCTCTGCTCAATATGCAATTGATATTCTAAGCAAACTGTTGTCATTCAAACCATTGACACCGTTGACCGGTGAAGATGATGAATGGTGTGATGTTAGTGAATATAGTGGAACAACCACATATCAAAACAAGCGTTGTTCTTCCGTATTCAAAGAAGGTAAAGACGGTGAAGCATACAACATTGACGGCAAGGTCTTTTGGGAATGGTACAAAGATGAAGATGGCAATGCATTCAAATCATATTATGGTTGCCGTGATTCAAGAGTTCCTGTAACATTCCCTTACACCGTACCTGAGGAACCAATCTATGAGTACCGCCATTCGGATGCGGAACCAAAATCACCGCCACAAAATGAACAGGGTTTTCTATAATGCTTTCTATCTTTCACTATTGGTCTGCTAAAGAACGATTGGCGGAACATGAAAAAACCATCATGATGCTTGGCGGCGAATCTGAATGCCAACCAATGATTCTTGCACAGCGAGACATGGTTGAACTTGAAATGAAGTATTACAAGGAAGAAATGATGGACCTTCTATTTCAAACTGGTATGTTTCTTGGATTCTTGATGATTGCATTATCAACATACTATATTTTTTTTATCAAATATTAACCTGAGGAACTTATGAAACGCACAGCAACCTACAAAATGTCCAAACAACTCAAGACCATGTTGGCCTTGATGAAGTTTGAAACTACCGAAGAACGTTCACGATTCAAGCAACGTATGATTAACGCCGAGATTCATGCGTCAACAGTTGAACGTGTCTTGATTGGTGCCAAGGGTGGCAACGACTAAATATCACTCCATATTATTGAAAGGAAAATCATGTCACTCTTTGTTGAAGTTGAATCTGAAGAAAAAAACTGCAAGGTCATTGTCAACCTTGAATCAGTTATTGAAATTGCACCACTACGCACCGGTGGCTGCCACTTATTCTTTGCTGACTCTGCCGCTGTTGGTGGTAAGACTGCAATGAAAGTCAAAGATAACTATGTTATGTTCCAACAATTCGTATTGCAAACTGTATCAGAAGAAGATATCGCAAAACGTATTAAGAACCTACCACAAGTCGAAAAAGAACCCTATCCACGGTTTATTTCTGACGCCGAAGTAACACCAAACTCTCATGCAAACCCACCACCACAAGCGGAACAACCTCGTGGCCGTGGCCGTCCACCAAAAAGTAGCATGATGTCTACTGCTGACTTAGGTTAAACATAAATACCGGGTAATGACAATTATCCGGAGTTTACAATGGCATTAAAGAGTTTCAATACCTTTGCTGAGACATTAACAGAAGCAGCAAAGCCAAAAAAAGATAAAAACCACGCAAATTTTGACAAAAAGATTCTAATCATTGGTTATGGATCAGTCGGTCAAGCCATTCTGCCATTGGTTTTGAAGCACATCACAAACGATCCAAAGAAAGTTACTGTGATTGAGAAAGACAATCACGGTGCTCTTTTCCGTAAACGTAATGGTGGTAATGGTGTCAAGTATGTTAAGAAAGAGATTCTAAAGAATAACTTAGAATCCACACTAAAACAGTATACAGAACCTGGTTCTTTTATCATTGACGTATCTTTGAACATTGCCGCACACGCCATCATTGAATGGTGCTTGCAGAATGATGTAATGTATATCAATACCTCTCATGAACGTTGGGGTGATATGCAAGACGAAAAGATTCCAAAGATGGAAGAACGCACATTGTTCCACACTCACAACCATATGCGTGAGATTGGTGCAAAATATCCAAATGGTCCAACTATCTGTGCAACCTCTGGTGCAAATCCAGGTTTGGTTACACACTTAACCAAGTCTGCACTATTGAAGATTGCTGAAAACACTGGTCGTAAAGTTGAAGAACCAACCGATAAAGAGGGTTGGGCACAACTAATGAAGAAACTAGGTGTTGAAGTTGTCCATGTTGCAGAACGTGACACACAAATCATTGACAAACCAAAGATGAAAGATGAGTTTGTCAATACATGGTCTGTTGAGGGTCTATGGGCAGAGGGCCGTGCACCATCTGAATTGGGTTATGGTACACATGAACCAAAAGAATTGGAAGATGGTACAATCCAAGGACCTGCCGCATTTTTGCACAAACCAGGTCTTTCTGTTTTAGTTAAGTCTTGGGTTCCAAATGGCGGTCCATACAATGGTTTCTTGGTGCAACACTCAGAGGCTGTGACCATCTCTCAATACTTTGAGACTGCTGATGGTAAGTTCCGTCCTTCAGTTTACTATTGCTATCAACCAACTGATGGTACACTAGCATCTATCCACGAATTGCGTGGTCGTGAATTGGACAAACAAACCAAAGAACGTATTGTCAAAGACGAAATCATTGCTGGTATGGATGAACTAGGTGTTCTATTGATTACTAAGTCTGGTAAGTCTTACTGGCATGGTTCTCAATTGGACATTAAAGAAGCACGCCGTTTGATTCCTGGTGAAAATGCTACATCACTACAAGTTGTTGCAAATCTATTAGGCACAATGATGTGGGCTATCCAAAATCCACGTAAGGGTTACACAGAACCTGAAGCAATGGATCACAAAGTTATTCTTGAACATGCTATGCCTTATCTTGGTCCTGTGCCATTTGTACCAACAGATTGGCGTCCAGAAGAAGATAAGAACACTATCTGGCCAAGAAAACACAACAAGAAATCACCAAACGCACTGGAAAACTTCAGAGTTTGGAACTAAAAGTTAAAGTATATTATGAAGTTTTTGAAAGATACGCAAAATTATATCATTGAGGACTACAGGTCCAATAAGTTTAGATTCTTTTTAGAATGCTTTTCTTGGACCTGTAGTATTGTTACCTCAATCATCTTTGCAATTACAATCCCTAACATCCCAGTTGTACCTTTGTATAGCGTTTTCATTGCCGGATGTTGTTCTACCCTCTACTGTGCATGGACCCGTGGATCATTTGGTCTGATGCTCAACTATTCTTTCCTTGTCACAATTGACGCCTTTGGATTAATCCGTTATCTGTTGAGTTGATATGCGTAATACCTGGAGACTGTGGGCCAAGGCACTAGGCGAAAAAAGTGGCAAAACTGATGATGAATCCAATAAAATTGCTTGCATTCGTACTGTAATTGTGTTATCCTATATCACTACAAACCTTTTTATTATAGCCGGAGTAATCCGACACTGGTGATATATGAATTCAAAAGAGAAAGAAATCCTCGACATTACGCAAGAAGAATGTGCAGAGGTAATTGTTGCTATCAGTAAGATTAACCGATTTGGTATAGACAACTTTAAACCTGGTAAACCTAAGACCAATCGAGAGCATCTAGCAGAAGAACTAGGTGACCTGCAAGCAATGATTGACCTATGCATTCAGTTTAATCTGGTAGGAAGTGAACAAGTAAGTATTGCAGCAGACAACAAAATTGCTAAACTCAAGCAATGGTCTAACATTTTTTATGAATAAATTATGATTACATTGAATACAGAATACGCTAGTATTACCTCAAGTACGCCAGCACCATCATATCCAACTGGCAGTTCTAACCAAATAACTTTTAACCTTCCGACATATAGTATCTCAATTTCAAAACCTGTATCATATGAGTTCCGTGTGGCTGAATATTATTCAGACATTCCAGAAAATGTTGTGAAAGTTGGACTACAGGTTCAAGTATATGAACACAACCAATATGGTAGTTCTACTGTATTAAAAAGTTGGACTGATGTTGAACGAGTTAAGGTGAAACTATGAACGAACGAATAAAAGAACTTGGCAAACAGGCTGAAGAATATGCTTTTGACGAACTGGACAAACTGCAAGGTCCTGTTGAAATGAGTATCAGTAAGCGAGTATTTGACCAATCGTTTAGGGAAAAGTTCGCCGAGTTGATTGTTCGGGAGTGTATTGAAAAAGGTAATGTTTTAATGAAGCATTATATCAATAATCATTCTGAACAAAAACAGGTCTTTTTATTGACTGCTATTGCTGATTATTCAAATGAAATTGAAAAACATTTTGGAGTTGAAAAATGAATATCTTTTATCTACACCCCGATCCAGTAATTTGTGCACAACAACATGCGGATAAGCACCTGATTAAAATGGTCTTGGAATATAGCCAACTCTTGTCCACAGCGCACCGGGTGATTGACGGTACCGAATCTACAGGCAAGTCTGCTTCTGGTCGTATGATGCGCCGGTGGGTTCTTCCTGATGGTCGTGAAAGTAAACTATACAAGGCAACTCATATCAACCATCCTTCTGCCATATGGGTACGTAAGTCGTATGCCAATTATGTGTTTCTGTGGAAATTGTTAGAAGCACTTTGCGCCGAATACACCTATCGATATGGTAAAGTTCACAAGTGCCAAGAATCTGGTCTTGTTGACGAACTAATGTACCCACCAATGAACATTCCTGCACATGTAGAATTCACAGAACCCACACCTGCGATGCCTGATAGTGTCAAAGTTGCCGGTAGTTCCATCAAGTCATATCACAACTATTACATAAATAATAAACAGCACCTAGCCAAATGGTCAGGTAAGATTAACTCTCGTAATGTCCCGGAGTGGTTTCATGCCCCGTTATGATTTTTTAAACAAAGACACAGGTGAAGTAGAAATTCACACTATGTCATACACCAAATTGGATGAATTCAAGGAATCCAATCCACATCTTGAACGGCACTTTGCCGCAGAAGATTTGCCAGTCATGTCTGATGGCTCACGACTAAGCACTCCTGGTATCGGTAAACCAGATTCCAGTTTTGAAAAGTATGTTATCCAACGTATGAAAGATACAATTCCTGGTAACACAATGTCCGGTCACAAAACAAAGACTCCGAGAGAATGGTAAAACAACAAATTCCCGCCCTTCTTGGCGGTGGTTTCTACAAACCACAAGTATATCAACAACAAGTCAAGAAGAAAATTCAACCTAAAGTGCCTGCACTGCTTAGAAAGGATACACCTGTCTACAACAAAACTTCCAAATAAAAATCATAAACAACCAGCAAGGAAGACTTCAATGGCAAGCAATAGAAAAACTGCAATACAAAAGCGTGAAGATGTGGCTGACGATACAGTAACATATATCCATCAACCAGTTACATCAAACGCACTAAAGATTAAACTAGACCACTTGAAAACTTTTGAGGCGTTGACAACAAACCAACAAAAGTTTTTTGATGCATATAAAAGGGGTGATTACTTCATGGGTCTATTAGGTTCACCAGGTGTAGGTAAAACATTCTTGGCATTGTATAGAGCAATTGAGGAAGTATTAGACAGAAGTAATCCGTTTGAACACGTTGTGGTGGTTCGTTCGGCAGTTCAGGTTCGTGACCAAGGTTATGTTCCTGGTACATTGGAAGAAAAGATGGAGATTTATGAGGTGCCTTACAAAGAGATTTGTGAGACACTTTTTGGCCGTAAAGATGCTTGGGACAGATTAAAGGAGCAGGGTCATGCTAGATTTATCTCAACTACTGCTATTCGCGGCATTTCTATTGATAATTCTATCATCATTGTAGATGAATGTCAGTCTATGACCTTTCATGAGTTGAATTCGGTTATTTCCCGTGTTGGTCACCGTTCCAAGATTATCTTTATCGGTGACTTGAAGCAAAATGACTTGATTAAGAGTAGAAATGATGTATCGGGGTTACAATCCTTCTTGGATGTAGCACGACATATGGATGATTTTAGTGAAATCCAGTTTACACCAGACGATATCGTTCGTTCTAGTTTGGTGAAATCTTGGATTGTGGCTTGTGATAGGTTGGGTTATTAGGATAAATAGGGTTACAGTATTAAAAATACATTAAGAGGCAACTAAGATGGACATAGGAATCGTACAGGCAATCATTTCAATCGCACCGACAGCCAAGTGGGTTTTGACGGGTAATGATTATTCTTCATTGGACTGGCAAGACACAATCATTCCAAAGCCAACTGAGAGCCAAATCAATGCTGAAATTGCCTCTTTAAAAACCCGCTATGAAGCCAATTCATACCAACGTGACCGTGCAGTATCATATCCAAAGGTAGAAGACCAATTGGATATGTTGTGGCATATGATGGACCAAAATGTTATTCCTGGTAAAAATTCCAATTGGTATAATAGTTTGTTGGCAGTGAAAAACAGATATCCAAAGCCAAACTAAACCTTAGGGAAATAACATGTCAGCAACGCTAAACAACGGGACAGTAGTATTTGGTAATGGAAGCACACAGTCAGTATCACAACTGAGCAACTATAATTTTATAAACCAGCAATGGACTATGGGTAATTATGGTAGCCAAGTTTATACAATGAGTGTTGCTGCCGGTCCACAAGGTTTGATTCACTTAATTATTGATGCACCATGGACAGAAACAGCCGACACTGGTCTTGGTTCACACACTTTCACTGCATATTATTCTCCAGATAATTCAAGTTGGTCTCAATTTTGGCAATCAACACAGTATGCTAACGGTTACTCTGGACGTTATACTGCCGGCAACTTCTCATTGACTTATCCGATAGGTGTGAGTGCATACCAAACATATTATTTCCAGTTTGCCAGAACAACTGGCTCCGCATCACCCACATCAAATTGGTTGACAGTTATGGGTTTTGGTGTATAATACCTTGTTAGGAAAATAAAATGTCAACAATATTGGAGAATGGAGATATTCGTTTTGGTAACGGAAGTGTACAAAACGTTTCACAACTTAATAACTATGCATACACATATTC